CTGAACATCCAATTCTACGATTTCTTAACATAACGCGATTAGTATCTGGCCAATGAGTTTTACCAAGTGTTACTGTTTTAGCGTACAGATAAGCATATTTAAGTGTCCTTTGATAGTCCTCTAATGAATCGTGATTGGATGGAAACGTTTCTACCAAGCAGCACAATTCGTAACTTTCCAATGATTGCTCTAAACAAGGATTACCACCTGCAACTCTATGGTCTTTATTATCACCACCATTTTGCATACGAGAGAATTTTCTCATATTCTTTAACCAAGCGAATCCAGGTTCTCCGTTATCATTAATTCTCTTACATACATCAGTATAATCCATACCGAGTTCTGCAAATATACTATTATTAGAAGTCCACCCATAAGTTTCTCTATGTTTATTTACTTTATAATTCTTTAAATCTAAATATTCTTCATTATGTGGATCACCAAATACAATCTCTGCTGTTCGTCTTACATTACCTGCTACAACACATTTTCCTATAAGATTCATAACATCTACAATAGTAGTAATTGTAATAGGTTCACCTACATTTCTATTTAATACTTTTCTAATTTCTTCGTGAATTTCTTGTAGTGGTTCGTGGCCACTTGATACTCCACCAAAACCTTTGATTGGTTCTCCCTCTGGTCTAATTTTTGAATAATCAAATTGAACTTCTGCTGTACTGTGAAAATAACTTTCTAACAATAACTTTAATGATTCTACCCAACCCTCTCGTGTATCTGGTATCTCATATTCTTCTATACCTCTATTTGGATTAGGTAATTTAATCATAACTTCACCCGCACCTTTTGTATCAAAACCAACTCCTACACCTAACATAGAGGCGTCCATTAAAAATGTAAATGGTTTTGAATAATCTTCTTTAAGTGTTTTAGTAGATACGAATGCACAATTATTTAATGCTGCATATAAATTCTTTTCTTCTGTTATAGCTGTTCCCATTGCCCAAAGACCACGACCAGGAGGTAAAAACTTCATATTGAACATTCGGTCATACATTTCTTGAGCTGACCGTTGAGCTTGCCAAGGATTCCAACCTAATTGATGAGAATCAATCCAATTTTTTTGCATTGAATATGTTCCTTCTATAACTCGTTGAATTGTCTCCCACCATCTCTCATTTTTTCCATTGTCTTTAATTCGAGAATAAGTTCTCATATAAACTAATTCACCTAAGCCATTAAAACCGAATGGTGGTTTTTTTCTTTTGTACTTATTTATAAATTTTTCTGATAACTGAAACTTTTCCATTTAATAACACTCCATTTTAGAATTACCTACCTTACAACAAACATAAATATAATATATATGCCGCATTTACTCAAATCCTTCAACTTTTTTTTCCATATCTTTATATTTGTTCGCTAATTCTTTTCTTAAAAACTCCTGACTATTATCCATCTTAGATTGTGCCTCTTTTCCAAACTGACTACTACCTTCAAATATCTTAACTTGACCAATATTTGTATTAATTGTAGCAGGATAAGTAATACCATCAATACCAAATCTATTTTTTATAATATGAAATCTACCAGTATTAGCTATTTTATCTTCTACTTTTCTACTCATACTCATAACAAAATCGGCAGTCATGATTTTACTATAATCTTCAGCTATTTTATCAGCTCCGATTACATCTTCTTCTAACGCTGAACGATTAGCTTGTGAAGCTGTCCATATCGGTATTTCTAACTCACCGGCTAATCCTCTTAAATCTTCATATGTATTACCTATAGCATGTCTCTTCTCTCTAAAGTTACCTGTTAATTTTAATATATCTGCATAATCTACTAATACTACATCCGGTTTTATCCCACTTAATTCTATTTGTCTTAAATGTGCCCCTAATGTCTGTACACTTGCTGATTTTGTTGGAAAATATTTTATTAATAGTTTACCTGGAAGTTTTTCTAACTTACTTTTTACATCTTCTTTATAATATTTTATATTTGCTGTAGTAACTCCACTAAAAATAGAATCATATCGTAAACCGACATAATTCTCATTCAACTCTAATGTATAATGAACTACAGTTTTACCATCTCTTAATGCTCCAGCTCCTATACATTGTAGTGTCCAAGATTTACCAATACCAGCTGGTGCCACTACAACACCTAATTCACCAACTCCCAAACCACCATCTATAATTTCATTTACTATATCCCACGGTGTTTTTACTGTTATTCTCGCTGATTGAGTAAGTCTATCTTCTAACGAAACTAAATAATCGTGACCTAAATCTCTTGTACTACCAGCTTTCATCGCTTCATCTATAATACTCTTTATACCATCATAATCTTTATTTTCTAACAACTCAACTGAATTTAATATGGCTCCTTTTAATGTTTGATTCTTACAAAAATCTAAAGTCTGTTCTTCAACAAATTCTAAATCAGTCGCTTCAATATTTTGCCAAACATCCCGTAATTTATCTACCACTCCAACTTTTAAAACATCATTATCTATCTCATCTAACTTATACTTCAAAACATCCAATGTAGGTTGTTTTTTATATTCATAAAAATAATCTCTTATTACTTTTACTAACCATTTATTAGAATCTGAGTCAAACATATCAGGTTCTAAAATATCATTAATAGTTTGTATAAATTTTACATCTCTTAACAAAGATGCAATAATCTTAGATTGAAATGATGTTCCAAATTGTGTTAGTGTTTCACTCATCTTACCACCATTTACTTACTTGTGTTCGTATATCATTTGACGGGTAGTTCAATTCACCCTCTTTCCTAAAAACTAAAATATACTCGTGTATTTTACTTGTATATCTATTTGCTGCTACTTTACCTATTTGCATACTAGCAAACGGACTTTTATTTTTCATCACAATTAAATCATGATACTTTAATCCAACATTTTTAAACATTTGAATTGAATCGGTATGAAATGAACGAAACTCTTTTCCATCTCTCCAATCAGCACATACCCAAACTAAAAATCCACCAGGTTTTAAAACCCTTTTAATGTTAACAGCACATAACTTTAACATTCCTAAAAATGTTTCATAATCATTTATATCTGATAATTGATTTTTAACAGATTCATATTTCTCTAATTGTTGATATGGTGGACAAGTCATAACTAAATCTGCAAAATCGTTTACAGTATGTTTCATTTCACAACCATTCTCTAAATAAATAGTAGCATCAATACTGAAACTGTCTAAATGTTTTTTAACTCGTTCAACAGTTTTTGGTGCTATATCATAACCATAATATTTTCTTCCAAGTTTAGATGTTACAAATGCCCTTGTCGCTCTACCAGCAAATGGATCTACTACAACACTATCTACTACTGACCAATAATGTATTAAGTCTTCAGTAAGACCTGCATGGAACTCACTAAAACCAAGGCCTGGGAGATATTCACTATCTTCACTTCGTCTTTTTTCTGATAAGCCATCGTTTAAATAAGCGTTTTTCCATTTAACTTTTGATTTTCTACTTGGCTCAATAACTGATAAGGGTAACCATCCAACTTGGTCTACTACTTTTTCATTATCTTTTAATGGTAATATTTTTTTATATTCTTTACCCATGAGTTTTCTCAGCACAATGATTTAACTGATTAAAGTTAGTAAGTAACCAACTATTAACATTTGGTAAAGCTGTATATAACTTATCTTCTAAAAACATCGTTTGAAACTTATATTTTATTAATCTATTAATGGGTTCATTTACTCTATCTATTATTTTAGTTTTTGTAGAACCTGAAATATCTACATCTGATAACTGCATTAACTTATAATTTAATTCTATAGTATCCTTTGATTCGGGTAAAACATCTAAAACTTCATCCATATCAACTATACGATTTTCACTCAAAAATGGTAATTTTTTTTGTATTGTTTTTAGTCCTAAACCTCTTACACCTGGAATGTTATCTGATTTATCACCATCTAATACTCTATACCAAATAAGATTATGAGAAGAAATACCAAATTCATCTAATACAGTATCTTCATCATACATTTTCTTTTTAGTCGGACTCCATATCTTAATTCTACCATTCGCTAACTGGAGAAAATCTTTATCAGTAGACATAACTGTAATTTTAGAATCAGTTAGAACTTGTCTACATAGATAACCTATCGTATCATCTGCTTCAATGTTATCATAAGATAAAACAGTTACAGGTAGTGTTTCTAAATATTCAACTACTCTCTGTAACTGCATTATCATATTTTGTTTCTCATCTTCTTGAGATGCGAAATCATATGCTCTATTTACTCTATATTTTGTTTTTCGTTTTGCTTTATATTCGGGATATAACTTCCTGCGGCGGGTAGACCCACCTTTGCCATCAAATACTATGATAACGCGGGTAGGTCTAAACATATTTATAGTATAACCAATACTTCTAAGAAAACCAACTATTCCACCAACATGAATACCATCATCGTTAGTAGTCGGTATAACACTAAATACTCGTATAAAAGTATTTAGACCATCTATTATAAGTACTTTATCATTAGGTTCGCCGCTATCTAAAGAGCCACCCTTCTTCTTGATTTCTTCAAGTATAGAAAGATATTTTTCATTACTCACTTATTTCTTCTTCCACAACTACATCATCTATGCCAAAGTTCTTTTCATATTTGAGAATTACTTTATCACAAATTAAGTTGTAACAATGCTCTTTAAAGTCTTTATCTTTAAGTTGTTCAGTCCAATCTTTAGATTGAAATTTAAGTTCTTTACCGTTATGATTATTCATGGTATACCAGGCACCGCCTTGTTTTACAAGTTTATGTTCTTTCATAACTTTTAACCAACTACCATCGTCATCAATACCTGTTTCAAAGTAAAGTTCAAAATCAGCATGTCTCATTGGAGGTCCTAATCTATTTTTAATGACCTGAGCTCTCATCTTTATACCAATATTATTATTCTTTTTATCTTTAATTTGACCTAGATTTTTTAATCTGATACGTGTTGATGCGTGAAACGGTAATGCTTTACCACCACTTGTAGTCCAAGGGTCTCCAAACATTACTCCAAGTTTTTGTCTAAGTTGATTAGTGAATACTAAAGCTATCTTTTGTCTACCAATCATCTGAGTAATTTTCCTCATAGCTTTTGATAGTATAATTGCTTTACTTGTAGCCCAACCATCTTTATCAAACTCAGCTTCTAACTCTACTTTAGTTGTAGCGGCTGCAAGTGAATCTACAAGGATAGTTACTAACCTATCTTTATCTGATTCACGAACTTTAGTTACAATTTCTTCTATTGCTGTAAATATATCTTCTACTGTTTCTAAGTGTAAATACAACATATTTTCTACATCTACACCAATAGAACCGAGAAACTCAGTACTAACAGCAGTTTCTGTATCTATATAAACAGCTACACCACCCTTTTTCTGAGTTTCAGCTAATGTATGAGCTCCAAGTAGTGATTTACCACTTGATTCCAATCCATTGATTTCAGTAATTCTACCGACTGCAATACCACCTTCTGGTTTATTTGATATTGCTAAATCTAACATAGTAGAACCAGTTGATATAAAATCTTTTATATCTGTAGGTGTTGTATCGGTGCCATCCAAGAAATATGCAACTTTCATATCCTTGAACTGTTTATTTAAGGTGTCGGCTAAGACACCAGCCAATTCATCTCGTGTTGACATAAAAATCTCCTATAAATATAAGTGGCTCCAGATGTCGGTGCGTTTTACATGCATGGAACAAACAGTAGCTCTTAACCCTAGCCACCCTATATTATTTTATTTAGTTATTAAATAAATCATCAAACGCATCTGATGTTTTCTTTGAATCATAAGATTTTGTTTCAGGAACAGCTTTTACTGTTTCTTCTACTTTTTCTTCAGTCTTTTCTGAACTACCATTTAAGTAGTCATTAAGAGCCTGAGTCAATTCGTCATAAGAACGTTCCTGATAAATTTCAGTAATATTCTTTTGCGTTTCTTTGATTGATTCAAGAACAGATGCATCTTCTGTAATTGGAGTTTGATTTGGTTTCACTCTGATTGACGTTGAGGGAAAAGATTTACCTGTTTCCTCAGCAGTTTTGAATTCTACAGCAACATCACGACCACTTACTGGGTCTGTAATATCACCATAGTCTGGATCTGCAATGATTGATAACAGTTCTTGATAAACTGTTTTTCCGAAACCCCAAAAACGAACACCTTCATTATCTTCGCCACGAACTACGACTGGAGCAAAAGTTCTCATTTTTGCTTCAACCTTTCTACCTAAACGGTAGTCATCTTTAGAACCTGTTGATTTGAGTTTTTGAGCAAACTCTTCAATTGGGTCCGGGCGACCAAATGAAATTGGTGAAAGATAATTCTTACCACCTAAATCATAGTGAAAGTATAATTCAATAAAAGGATTACTTTGATTGAATTTATAAGGAACAATTCTAACCACTTGTGAACCTGGTTGTGGTTTCCAAAGATTAGATGTTCTTGTGTTTGATGTTTGAAGTTGATTAAGACGTTTTTTGATTGCGTTTAAATCCATTTTTTATCTCCTATTTTTAAGTATTTAATTAGTATTTTTTAATCAAGTATAACCTTGATACATAAATAAGTATAATCAATTTATTGAAAATACATTTTATTTTTTATTTTTATCTTTATCCCAAGTTTTCACATTTACTATGGTATAAATTCTTGTTGGTATTTTATTGAGACCTTCTTCGTTTGTAAGTAATAAACTGTTTTTATAATTTTCCCATTCTATGGGAAATGTCTTGTCTAATTTCCCACCATTTAACTCACGAATTAAATCATTCAATGCATTAATTGTATATAATGTATTTGTATTCTTTTTTCTATGTAATGAAATAGTATCTGGTATATTTTCAATAAAATCTTCATCATATTCTACATTATATGTACATATTAATTGATGATGGTCATTTTCATTTTGAAATGCATATATCTTATCAAACACGATATCATTGCAAGCTATAATAATATCTATTGTTTCATAAAATTTATTTCGTTTAGTGAAGGTACAGAGTAGTTGAGTTTTCATTATTTACTCCCACCTATAAAACCACATATCAAACCACCACCTCTATTATCAAATCCTCTAAACTTCAAATCCCAATCTTTAAGATTTGCTGTACCTTTATCTGTTTCTGAATGTAATCCATCTTTATCTATAGTTTGATGATTATGTTCAAGTACAGATAAACCATCTGAGGTATTTAGAACTGATGCCATAGCTATTATATTTATTGCGTGAGCTCCACCTTTCATAAACTCTCTAGCATTAGCTTTTCCCATTATCTCTTCTAATTTTTCAACATCAACATTTTCGTTTAACACGTCTATGGCTTCTTTGTTAGCTTCTTCTAATTGTTTACGAATCTTTACTAAATCTTTCTTTGTGTATTTACCATTCTCATCTTCAACTTGAGACCTAAGTTTATTTATTTTTTCTTGTATTTCTAAAAGTTTAGTCCTAACAACCTCTGGATTTTTTATTGTCTCAGATAATCCACTTTCTTTTAACATCTTATTAAATTTACTTTTATTTTGTATTAAATCATCTCTGACACCCAAAGCATGACCTTTATGTCCTACTCGATTCCTCATATGAGTTCTTTTGTCTTCATCTGGATGAAATTTTTGATATTGTGAACTTTCACCAGGAAACCCATAAACAGCTCCATTTTTACCAAACTTAACAGATACACCAGCTACTTTTTCAACAACACCTTTACCGTCTCTATCAACTCTCATTTTATCTGCAGATGGAAAACTACCATCAGATGGTAAATAAACTTCGTCTCCACCTGCTAATTCTGAATCATATAAAGCCATCTCTGCCATATTTTTCATTAAACCTCTTGCCATATCAGGGTCTGCATTGTGCATCTCTCTCGCCATATCAGAATAACTTTGTTCAACAGCAGCTCTTCGTTCTTCTGGTTTCATATTATTAAAATTCTTTGCTATATCTTGCATTCTTTTTTTATGTCTTTCTAAAGATTTTCTCACTCCAGGTGAGGCTATATCTTTAGATTCTAATTCTTTAAGAACTTCAATAGTATTATCTAAAGATTCATTTTCACTTACTGATTGTCTAAAGTATTCTGTAGAATATTTACTACTCGGTCTTAAAAGATTCCCTTTATTATCAATCGGACCGAATACTTGATGAAATCTTTCTTTTAATCTATCATAAGGTGGATTTGAAAATAATTTTTTAACACTAGGGTCATCTGATTTTCTAATAGTTTTAAGTCCTGGTTTCGAAGCGCCTGCTAATTTATCTTGAGCTTTCTTCGATTTATTACCTAACTCTTTTAAAGGAACAAATTTATTCAGTACATCACTTAATTTATTGACAAGATGAGTTCCTTTTTCATTACCTTCACCTAATATTTTTCTACCATTACCCGCTATTATACCTACATATAACTTTTTACCATTAGGGTTTTGTGATAATTTAAATTTTTCTACAAGTTGTTCAGCTTTTTCTTGTGTTGGATTTTGTAGAAAGTCTTCCATATCTGTTTGAAATTCTCTCATATTATCTGCGTCACCTTGCTCTATATAACCTTTTTTAAGAGCGGTATCAATTTTTGCTTCAACACCAAATCGTGGATCATTTAATTTTTCAATAGCAACTTTTGTGTCTATAGATGGTTCTTCACCTTCAGGGTCTTCTTCACCACTCACCCATCTCTGTGTTAAATCTTTGTTATCAAACGACCTACGAGTACCATCATCTCTTTCACCTCTCCAATTACCCTTTTTAGTTTTCCAAACTTGACCGGCTCTATCTACTTCTTTTAAATTTTGTAGAAGTTCATCTATAACACTTAGCGGCCATTTATTTTCAATCAGTATTTCAGATAAGTGATATAAATGTGCAGAATTATTCGGATTTGGTT